CAGCTCTTCGCGGGTCACCTCCACCTCGACGCTCCCGAGCGCATAGCACCCTATTTCATACGGATTGTAACAGAAAACGATGCTTTCGGGCGTGACGAGGAAATTCTCCGTCGGGGCGATGTATTCGGGGCAGAACCCGGCGGCAACGAGCCCTTCGTCGTCCCGAACGTCGTATTGTTCGTAGAGTTTCCGGCGGATCAGCCGGCCGAGGCTCTCCAGCTGCGCTTCGGTGAAGAGATCGGCCAGGGTGATTTCGTAGCCTCCGTCGAGCGAGTAGACGTAGTTCTCGCGGCTGTACATGCCGTGCGCGCCGCCGGTGTAACTCGACTGCGTGATGGTGTAGACGATCAGGGTATCCACGACGGCGCCTTCGGATTCGGCGGAGATTTCGTATTCCGCATTGCCGGAGCCTGTCGGCAGGCTGTCGGCGAGGTAGATGTCGGCGAACTGACCGATGGCGGCGGCAGCGGCCTCCCGCACCGTGCCGGAGAAGGCTTCCAGATCGAAGAAATAGCCGATGTTCGCCTGCTCGATCGCCGTGAGGGCGGGGGATTTCCCGGCGTTGAGGATCGACGCGAATCGGTATTCGATCTTGCAGGCGATTCCGTTGCGGCTGACGAGCGTGTCGGTGGCCGCGATGCCGAAGCGGGGTTGTACGGGGCGTTTCGTGCAGGAACCGGCGGCAAGGAGCGCGGCGGCGAGAAGCAGGGAGATGCGGGTTTTCATGGCTGAAAGTCTTTTAGCTGTTATAAAGATAATTAAAAAGTGGGTTTGGAGGGCTTTTTGCGAAAAAAATCACAGTTTTCGGCGGAAAATTTTGGAGATTCGAAAGAAGGCGTTATCTTTGCACCACAAAACCGGTGGATTCATCTAAGGGTTAGGATACATGCCTCTCACGCATGACATAGGGGTTCGAATCCCCTATCCACTACTGAGATTCTCGCAAGTTATTGGTAATCAATATATTGCGAGAATTTTCGTAAATATGCCGGGACAGAAACGGGACATAGTTTCTTCTTCTTGGCGGGCTGATTTTCAATGATATACATTTTTACTTCGGTGAAAATGTAAAAAAAATGTTGTCAGTTGAAACTGCGCGAAATTCCGCGCTAAACGAAATTCTTTCTTTCACTTATCCGAAACTACACACCGGCTCCTGCTGGTTCATTTCCTTTTATGCGTTCGACCCGGCGAAGGGTGAAATGCGGCGCAAACGGATCAAGATAAATTCGGTGGGGAATGCCTCACAGCGCCGGCGGTATGCTGCGCAAGTTTGTCATCGTCTTTCTACGAAACTCGAAACGGGGTGGAATCCGTGGGTGGAGGCAGAGGCGGATTATACCTATAAACTATTTTCGGATGTATTGGTGCACTACCGAAATTACCTCCGGAAGTTACAGGATGACGGTGTTCTCCGAAAATCGACCGTACATGGCTATAATTGTTCGGCGGGTATCATGGAACGTTGGAATGCGCAACAAGCATCGCCCATTCGTTATGTCTATCAGTTCGACCGTTCGTTTTGTGTGCGCTTTCTGGATTACGTCTATGTTGAACGGGGCAATTCGCCGACTACGCGCAACAACAATCTGGCGTTTCTCCGGGAGTTCTCGTCATTTCTGGTTCAACACTTATATCTGAAAAGTAAACCGACGGAAGGGCTGAAGAGTATCGGAAAGGGTGCTGGCAGTAAGAACCGGACGGTCATCGCGCCGGCGGATATGCAACGTCTCCATGACTGGCTTGACGCACACAACCGGCCGTTCCTGCTGGTCTGCTATTTCCTACATTATATGCTTATCCGTCCGAAGGAGATATGTCGTCTTCGCTTGCAGGACATTAATGTCGCTAAACAAACGGTCTATATTGACGGCCAGATTTCGAAAAATAAAAAATCGGGGGTGGTTACGCTTCCGACGCCGATTCTGGAAATGCTCGTCGATTTGGATTATTTCAATGCTCCGACTTCGTATTATATTTTCTCTACCGGGTTCCGGCCGGGGCCTAAGTTGTGCAGCGAACGGAGTTATCGCCACTATTGGAATAACGAAATTGTTCCGGCGTTGAAATTCCCGAAGGAATACAAGTTCTATTCGCTGAAGGATTCGGGTATCACGGATATGCTTCGGTCGGGACTTGACCCTCTTTCCGTTAAGGAGCAGGCGCGGCACTCGTCGCTTCAGATTACGGATGCCTATACACCACGGGATGTTTTGAACGCTAATCCACGCCTTCAGAGTTACAAAGGTATCTTATAAGTGGAGAAGAGGGCGGTCAACACCGTCCTCTTCTCTTTTTGGGGTCTCAATCGGTTGAGATTTGCTGTTATGCGAAATATTTGTTTTTGAGAGCAATTAGTTTGTCCCAATACGTGACTATCAGTCCGTCCATGTGGTAGTGGTATTCCCCTTTGTAGTTGGGTATTCCTCCGAGCCGATTTGCCGACCTCTCAGTATAAAAATGGTAGTAGTTCGCCGCGCGGCAGAAAAGGCAATGCAGGCCGCTCGGAATGGCGAATACGGGCAGCCACAGCCATCCCCACCGTTTCGATTGTCTGACATGGCCGAACTCGTGATCGTATACGGGTTCTCGGGCTATGTTCTCGGGAGAGATAAAGACATAGCGGCCCATCGTCATTCCTCCCCGGACGTGCTTCGTCGCATAGAACACCGCCCCGCCTTGCTTGGTGATCTTCACGCGGTCGAAGCAGAATGCCAAGTACACAAGGCCGATTAGGTTCTGCGGGAGCTGCCACAAGTACAGCAACACCGCCCATGCAATTCTCAGAAATTCTTTCATTGTCGTGTTTTCTTGGTAAATCGGATGTATTCAGTATAAACGATCTGTGTGTGCGGATTCGACGACACGACCTCCTGCCGGATTGCTTTCGTGCCCCAGCGGATAAATAGGAATCGCCTCGGAACCCGGTGTACGATTTGCCGGAGGGTGTCGATGCTTGTAACGTGGCAGCTCACCGAATCGGTCCGTATTATGCCGTCTACGCTCACATGCCGATCCGCCCATCTGAAAATCTTCGCTTCGGGGACTTTCGGCAGTCCGGTGAATTCCCGATCGAGGGCGGCCTTTACCGAATCGGCAGCCCTTCGCACCCCTGCGCCATATTTCTCCCACGCTGTCGGCTGCGGGCCTGCGGGTTTCAGGGGCGCCGTGATCTGCACCTCGGTCCGCGTGGCCGTCGTGGCCGCCGCCTCCAGCCGCCGGACCTTGATCCGCAGCTCCCGGACTTGCGCGGCCAGTTGTGCGTTGTAGCGTTCCATCTCCGACGCCCTGAGTTCGAGCACTTGCCGGGATGCGGCGTGTTTTCCGCTCTCGGTCCGGTAGAATTCCACGCTGTCGGTCAATACCTCGTTGTTAGTCTGGACGCGCCTGCGCTCGGCCCGTTCGCCCCGCAGGCGGGCCGTTTGCAACCATAACAACCCGCCCGTCACGAGCAGGGTGATAATCAGAATGCGTTTCATCAGCATACTTGCCAATCGTCGGCGAAAATGTCCTCCCAGGTGGGCATGTAGTATGTAGCGTGAGGTTTGGGACAGTCGTCATTTGCCTCTACAAGCAACACTTGATCGTGATACGATATGCTGCCGTCTCCCATCGTTCCGATGAACGCCTTCGCGTGATCCGGCAGACTGGTCATGCGCGGCACTACTTCCGCCGGCACGGTCTGCGGAATCTGTTTGACGATGAACTTACCGGCCCATGCGGGACTTGAATAACGTCTAAACGTCTCTCCCTCGTTGAGCCTGTCGATGATTTCAGAGAATTTCATACATTTTGATATTTTAATGTTAAAGTAAACCTTCTGTCTTTACGATCCGCGCCACATTGTCGATCATCGAGGCCATCACCTCGGCATAGTCCGGCGCCGTGGCGTACTTCGCACCCGTCCCGTCCACCAGCCGGCGGGCGAATTCTTTCGGATCATCGCGGTAGGGCCACGCATCGGCATATCCCGGTCGGCGGAGCAGTTCCAGATGATTGTCGAGACATTCATCCAGCGACGCGAAGTTTCGGAAATACCGGTAGACGCGGTATTTGTATTTTCCGGGGGCTACCTGCTCGACCGATACGACCCGTTCCGGGACCTTGAACTTCACATCCGGGGTCTTGAAATATTCGGTCGTCAGTTCCAGCGACACCGGGCCGGTCCAGCTGCTGCCTTTCGTTATCCCGAAGATGTTGTTGCCGATCCCTTTGATCTTCCATCCGGTTTCGAGGGCGGCCTGCGCCGTCACGAAAAGCGGATGCACCCCGCCGGAGCGATACAGCCGGGCCGCCGCGGGGTAAATCTTCCGGACAAATTCGATCTGTTCTTTTTTCGTTGCCATTTCTTTTCGGTTATATTATAAAGCCTCGTTCGTTCCGTCCAAATACTTTTTGGCCTCTTCGACCGGGACCTGCATTTTGCGGGCGACTTCTCCGGCCAGCACCTCGCGGAATATTCGTAGAAACGGCATTTTCGGGCTTACGATCAGCGCTGATCCTCCCATCGACCAAAGTTCGACCAGACAGATCAGGGTGCATATCGTCACTACTGCGATTTGCGACTCTATCCCCGCCATCCGCTCGATCAGGATGAACCCGACGATCACCGAGGCATATAGGGCGAGTTTGGACAGCATCCCGTGCCGTCCGAGTTCGGAGAGCGCGAAATGCCCGCGTTTGATCTGCGCAGCAATCCCCCATACGGTGTCGAGGGCCACGCATACGACTACGGCGTTGATGGCTCCCTCGTATCCGGCAAAGAAGTTCGCCGCGAAGACGCACACGGCGATACACCATCCTTGCACCGTTTGGAATATCTCCGCCAGTTTGCATCCCATACTTAGGATTGTTTCTGCGAATTTTCCGGTCATAATTGTCGTTTTGTGTTTCGTGCGCCCCGGGCGCCGGTCAGAGCACCCGGGACAATAGGGTTTAATGTTTTGGAATTAAACTAATTCCGCCTCGATGTTCCCGGATGCGGGGATTGGCCCGAACCAACATTCGCCGTTGTTGCTGGCTTCGATATAGAACCGCTCACCTACATGGTCTGTTAACTCTTCGCCTATCATGCTGGATAATTCCTCGAACGAAACTCGAACCGTCAGATCGTCTAATACATCGAACCAGCCAAGCCACGGAGTAGTAAGTTCGAACATCAGCTCCATACTCTCGCCAGCTTCAACTCCGCAGGCGTGCACGTCGATGATGACCATGCGCTCGTCCGGAACCGCCGGTTCGTCATCGGCTACTGTCCCCCCCCCGATGATTTTACATACATTCCGGGGAATGTCAGAGCGTAGTTCATGGAGGGGTTCAGGTTGTTGGTCTGTACCATCAAGTTACAGCCGGTTACACCACCGGATCCCCGTATCCAGGAGGTAACAATGAGTTTGACTCTGGCGATATTCGTTCCCGTGGCCAGCGACTGACTCATGTATTCGAAAACCGGTCGTGAGCCGGTTGCCGCCGGCTGGAATATGGTGATGGGTACCGGTACGGCTAAAGTATGCGTACTTCCGGATACACTGATGATGCTGGCCTCAATCATAAACCGGGCTTTGGAGCCGAACAACTGCGACAACGTTAGCTTCTTGTCGAAATTTATCGTCACCTCGGTTCCCGATGCAAGTTGCAGGACCGCGCCGGTGTCGGAGTATATGAGTTCATACCCGGGAATGGGGCCGTCGAACGGCAGACTGCTGCCGGATGAACCGCCAGTTTCTTCCCAGTAGGCATCGGAACCGTCTCCGTAGAATGTTACATTGAAAGTCTTTACTCTACCGGAGTTGAGCTTTATGGTGACCGTGGCCATTCCGACATCGTCCCGGTAGTGTCTGGCGAATCCGAATCCTTCCCCTTTATATTCCGCGGGCACTTCGGGAGAGTTCTCATCTACCACGAACGCCTGAATGTCGGTATCATTGGAGGATATTAAAGCCCAAAATGATGTGCCGAGGTACTTGGCATCCCTCAGTAGGCCCTTGTTATCAAGAGAATACTTTTTTTCTTCGAGTACTTCCCCTGCGCTGTTCAAAAGTATTTGATACCATATTCCCGAAAGGAAATTATCCTCTTGAAAGACATTAAGGTTTACCACATAACCGTCGTCGGAGGAAATAGTACCGTCGTCTACCTTTTGAACATTTCCGATCAAAGTGCAATTACTCGGAACGTCCGCCGGCAATCCGGCGACACCTGCCGGGTCGAATATGATAATAGGTCTGATTTGTCCGAGTTCATTCCATTCAACGGAAATAACCGCTTTTGAAATGCTCTCGGCATCCGAAATATAAATTATTTCGGAGGAACCGCCCGCCGATTCGCCTTGAGCATACCCGAGGTTGTTCCACGATGTTGTCCCGTCTCCGAACTTGAACTTGCGGGTATCGCTTTCGACGCCGATCTCTCCGCGCAGCAATACGGTGTCCGCGGCGCTCCATTGCGCCGCGGTCCTGTATTGGGGCAGAAACTTTCCCTTTAGAGTCTTCGTAGCCATCGTCGTCAGGCGTTGCCGTCCAGAATGAAGACATTCTCCTCGTCGGAGAGATAGGCTTCCGTGGCCGCCTTAGCCCGGGCCTCCGTGTAGTAGAGGTTGTCACCCTCTGCAAGATCGGTCGTGCTCTTTGCCGCGAATGCGGAATTGAACCGTGCCTGCGTCCAGTAGAGATTCGTACCACCCTCGGCGACGTTGTCCGTGGAGAGCACCACGACACCGGTCTTTCCGTTCACGGATACCACGTCGCACTCGGGCATGAGGAAGAGTTTCCAGTTGGCCTCCACCGAGGGGTCGTTCCCCGCAAGGATGTAGGTCTTGCCCTCGTCGGTGCGTCGGCAGACATCGCCCTGCTGTGCCGTGAGCGCGAGCATTGCGTCCTTCGAGTCGGCGTCGAAGATGTCGGTGATCGCCAGCGAGGGCATGATGGAGGTGTCGAGTTTCCCGTCGGCGCCGATCAGAGGCACGTTTCCGGCCGCTGCCCCGGCATTTTTCTGCGCTGCGGTTCCGAGTTCGAGCAGGGTGCGGACATCGGCGGGAGCCATGGCGGAGATCGAGGTGATGCGGCCCTTGGCGTCCACGGAGATCTTCGGAAGCTGGACATCGGACTGCGCCGAGAGAATGCTGGCGAGGGTCAGGGCCAGCGAAAGGTCTGCGGAGCCGTCGAACGACCCCGAGGCCGCTGCGTCGCCCGTGACGGCTACGGTCCGCGGTGCTGCGAGTTTGTCGGCCTGCAGGGCGTGATCGACTTTCCCGGTGGAAGGACCTGCCCCGGCGGCTTTGGCGTAGATCGACGCGAGCATGTCGCCGGCCCCGAGCGCTGCGAGGTCGGAGGCCAGCGCCACCTGCTCCCAGGCGTTTCCTGCGGTCTTCTTCAGCAGGATGTAGAGTTTCCCTGCGGTCTGATCGTAGTAGAGGGTTCCGGGAATGCCGTCCACAGTAGTGGGCGCTGCGGTCCCGACTTCGAGACCCTCCGAGCGGTAGGGAAGATCGTTCCATGCTGTGGTTCCGTCGCCGGTCTTCCAATGGCGGGTGTCGGATTCGATGCCTGCCTCGCCCTTCAGAAGGACGGGATTCTCGGCGGCCCATTCGGCCGCGGTCTGCGTCTTGAGCAGAAGACGTGCTTTTACAGTTTTTGTTGCCATAATGATAAGATTGAAAGGGTTATCTGTTGTTGTCCAAAATGAGTTCGTCTTCGTCGTCTATTCCGACTCCGATACATTTGTAGCAAAGTCCGGTTTCGTCCCATCGGTAGGATTTGTCGGCTGTGGTATCGATGTAGAGCACTTCCGGATTTCCTACGGCCGGGAATTGAAGGTATGATCCGAAATGCAGGGACTCGGCCGTTCCGCCGGCAGCATCCATATCCTGCCATTGTAGATCGTAGTCTTTGTCGGACTTTTTCACGAGGACCTGGCCGGCGCTGCCGCCGGATGGGATTCCTATGCCCCGGAGCATCCTCTCCAGAACAACCGTTGCGGCTGCCGGCGTTTCCGAGTCGGTTCTCCCGGCCCAAAGTTCCCATCCGGTTAGCTGCGGGAGCACCTTCTTCTGCTCTCCGCTTTCGAACAAGTCATTGGGAACGTTGCGCAGCAGCCGGAAACAGAGTTTCCCGGGAGGCAGGCGGTGGTCTTTGAACTCTATGAGCATCGCATCCGGCGTATCGTCCACGGGGCGGCAGTTCGTGTAGTGTTTTCCGTCGAACGCCGCCGTGAAGGATATTCTGGACTTGTTCGGGCCTTCGTAGGTGTTGAAAACGATCTTCCAGGGATATTCCGGACGCTTGCCGTCCGGGAACCGGAAGATGAAGGGGAAATCCTCTTCGAAATTCTGCCGGAACAGGGCCGTGCGCTGCATGGCCATTATTTCTGTAATCGATGTGTTCATCTGTGCTTCTGCGTTGATGTTTATCGTATCGGTCGGTGTTTACGCCTCGTCCTGCGCGGAGAGTATTATTTCGTCGCTGCTGTCGATACCCCATCCGACACAGCGGTATGCGACCGCTGCTTCGTCCCAGCGGTAGGCCCTCTCGTTTGCCGTGTCGATGTAGAGCATTCCGGCAATTCCGGTCTCCGGAAACAGTTCCCGGGGGCCGAAATGGATCGGTTCCGCCCGACATCCCGTATCTTCGTTTCCTATCCACCAGTTCCCGTTCTCTCCGATGTGGGGCGTGATGCCGTCTTTGCCGCGGTATACCGTGCCGATGAATGCTTCGATCTCTGCCGACGCTTTCACGTCGTCGCTGGGTCCGTTCCAGAGCCAAATCCCGGGACAGGAGGGGATGCAGATATTCCTCGCGGCGTTGTTCCAAAACGCATCGGGCGAGCTGATCCATAGCTTTTGGCAGAGCCACCCGCTGCCGAGGAAACATTTAGATAGGGGGACATATACGCAGAGCCGGTTGTCGTCGAGTTTTTCGCAATGATCGTATATGCCGTTTCTGCGGGACACCTTGAACCGGACGCCGTTGTCGGCGAAGAATTCGATTTCGAAATCTATGCTGTCCTCGGGAACGGGAGCCGGGACCGGATTCCCGTTGTCATCGGATTCCTGAAACTGTTCGATGAATGAAAAATCGGTTTGGTTGTTGAGTCGTATTTTTGCGGCTTTCGTTTCCATGTGCAGGTCGTTTGAGGCAAAATTAGGAGGTCGGCGTCCGCTTTGAAAGGACAAATCTTATCGTCTTTCGGGGAAAAATTCTCCGGGTATGATCTGCGGTTCGGGAAGTTCTGCCCGCTCGTAAAAACGCTGCTCGTTGCGTTCTGCGAGGTGGTATTTGAAGGTATACGCATTCAGTTCGCGTGCCGCGTGTTCGACTTTGTATTCATCTACGATGATCCGATGCCATTGGCCGTCGCGGTAAACCCAACGGTCGCGGCTTTTGATGAAATCCTGATGTTGTGCGGCCATACGCTCTGAATCGATATAGCCGGTGGAAGTCTCCCAGTAGGAGGTATAGTTGTTGGTCAGTTCCTTTTCGACCTCGGAGTTGGTGAAGGTCTCGACATCTCCCTCTGGTTTGAGAATGGTCTTTCCTTGCATCATCAGCGTGTCGAAGCCTCCCATGCCATTCACGAACCCGAAGCATTGATCGTCCATACGGTCCTTACGCAGGAGATAGCGTTGCCCGATCGGGTGGTTGGGCTTGTCGATCAAAGTCGTGACCCCTCCCGATATTTGGGCCTTTTGGCTGGTTCCGAAGACATCGTAGGCGATGGGAATGAGGCCCTTTTCTTCGCAGAATTCTTGCCAGCAGGCGCCGAAGCTCGTGTCGATCTGATTATATGTGTAGGAACCGGGGGTCTCCGAAATCTGTTTGGTGAATGTACGGCCGTTGGCGGTATAAAGCGTGGTGTGAAGTTCCATTGTCTGGTAGGGGTACGGCCGGACAAATGCCAGCCATTGCGGCTGCCGGGGTGTTGTTTCGATGATCTGCGGCTGGTGCGTCAGGAAGTTCCGGGCAAAGAAGTCGATGATTTCAGATGCCGTATCGAAAGGTTTCGATACTCCTCCCGGCATTAAGTAGCTGCCCAATTTCATACTTTCGCCACCTTTGTTAGCACTCCACGCAACCTGTGGGAGATTTTTGGTGGTTGTGTATGGACCGGCCAGCGAAGGGATAAGCCGAACCAGTTGGCGGACGTGGATGGTGACCTCCCCGTTCGCATCCGGATGTAGTTCGACATTATCGACTATCACGTTGTCGTCTATGAAATATGATATGCGCATCGGACTCTCGACTTCGGAGAAAACGATATTGCTGGCATTCTCCGTAAAGGAGACCGCATAGTGACCGCGAATTGTGAATCCCATGTTTTTTTCGTCAAATGTATGGTTTCAGAAATCGGGATGAAAGGACAATTACACCTCTACGAACTCGGCATTGGCGAATGCTACCGTCGCCTTGTCGGAGAGTGTGATTTCCATGGTCTTGATGAGAAATAGCCGGTTGTAGAGCATGATCTTGCGCCAGAGTTTGAGCTGCGCGATGTCGGCGGGAGAAAGTACCACATCGGCCTTTATGGAGTCTTTCTTCTTCACCTGCCATTGCGCAAATGTCTCGTGGAATTTGGCATAGAGCCCGTTGGTGCCCCCGATGGCGATGGAATAACGTGTGTTCGCCATCTCGGAGCCTCCGTCGATGTAGGGCTCGGGGCGTGTGAAATAGTTTCCCTGATCGAAGAAGTTGTTTTCGATCAGTAACCCGATGTATACGTCCGAAGGGCGGTTTCCGCCGACGGTGGGGATATCGACGACGGGTGCCATGGTGCGGAGCGTCACTTGTGCGTCCGTGGATTCGACATTGATGAGCGTTGCGACATTTGCCGGGATGCAAGGGGTACAGATGAAGCCGATGCTGTTTTCGTAGTTTTGGCCGTCGCCTCCTCCTTCGGATAACTCGACCTTGTTGACGTTGGCCTGGAATACGATGTCGATGAGCGGTATTGTAGTTTCTGTCTTATTGAAAACGATCTCCCCCATAAGTATCGTTCCTATCCAGTCCCAAACGCGTTTCCAGTACAAGTAGGCTTTCACGGCTTTTCCCGAATAGACGTTCCCGGAGAATGTCACACGAACGTCGATGTAGTTGTCCGAAGTCCGGAATTTGGAGATCAGTTCCTCGTAGTTGGATGCGGAATAGATGCTCTGTGCGAGTTCTTCGTCGAACTCCTCCTCTTTGGCGGGATCGTAGTTCTGCTCGCCGTTGGCGTATTCCAGGGAGTAGCCTCCGGCCTCTCCGGCGACGATGGCATAGATGTCCGATACCTTCTGCGTCCAGTCGATAAACGTCTTGTCTTGAAGTATCGAGCTGTTGGTGCGTACATTGTAGTATCCTTTTTCGGGGAATATTGTCGCGCAGAACATTTTGAGGATGTTGGCGATGAACTCCGCCTTTGTCATCTCGGGCAGGGCCTCCGCGGCGTTGAATCCGGTTCCGATACACAGATTATCATCCGTGCCGGAGCCTGTATAGGGGATGCCATATCGGTCATTTTGCCACGCTTCGGGCTTGTAGGTTCCGAGTATAGCCATACGATCGAGATAGTCCTGGACCTGGGATGGGAAGATCAGCCCGGGGTGGATCTTCTCCAGCAGATAAGCTGCCTTGATTGCCGGAATGATATAGGGCGTATCGGTGTAGAGGTAGTTGGCGTATTTGTCGATCGAAGAGCATTCCGCCTCTCCTGCGGCCGTGGGGTATTCGATCTTTGCGCTGTTGGCCTTGCGGACGATCATCGGGAGTCCGATATCGGGATAATCTCCTTTGCGGGCGTTCTGCACGAATGTTGACATTGCCATGCCTGAGTAGTCCCGGCACGCTATTTCGTGGATATTCCCGGAGAATGCCTCTGTCGCATCGGCACCTACGAATGTGTATTTGAGCGTTTGGTCGGAGAACTCGTCGAACTGGAGTTCCCCGGAGAATAGTTCGAAGCCCTCGAAGATGATGGCGGCGGGAATCTTTTGCACGGCGGGCGGAATCATCATGACATCGACGAACCGGAATTCCACCTTGTTTGTCGGGGAGAGCGGGAACTCGATGCCCGTTGAGACGGCCACAGGCATGCGGTCGTCTGCGAAGAGGGGATTTTCGAGGGTGAGCGTTATCTCCTGCCCGGGTGTGATGTCGAGCGTGCGTCCGGATTCGAGACTTTTGATCAGTAACATGTCTATTTAAGTTTTCCGCGGTTCATCATACGTTCGTATTCGCGCTGCTTCTCGATCAGCCCGGCCTTGCCCATCAGGGACACATCGGCGCGGATGGGTTCGTCGAGGCGTTCGGTCAGCCTGACTACCGCCGTGTAGAGCAGCCTGACGAGTGCCGGATCAGAACCTTCGGGTGCGGTGGAAACCGTTTGACTTGCATTGATCGTGTCGATTGCTTGTCCCGGGGAAATGGCTCCGCCTGCGGCCCTGCCGGGAATGTTATAGAGGCCCGGGAGTACTTCGCCGAAATTGAAGTCTGCAAGGTTTCCCTGCCGCCGCACGGTTTCGAAGAGTCCGATGATAGGTCGGGCTGTAGGGTTCTTCATGGCTTCGTTGGGTATGATGTACTCGAGTCCGTTCTCCCCGGTGATGACCGTGGGCCGCTCGACATATCCCCGCTTGTCGGGCTCTACGGATGCCTGGAACTTTCGGCCGTCTTGAGTGCGTGCGACGAGCAGGCCGCCCTCTTCGGCTCCGGCGATTGGCGTTGCTGCGATCGTGGCGATTTGTGCAGCACCCATGGCGGCGGCGATTGCTGCCAGACCGAGGCGGGGAAGAGCTTCGGCTACGGCCCGCGCCGTCGCAATCGTAGCTTGAGCGAGATTTTGGGCCTTCTGGCGTTTGGCCTGCTTGATTTCCAGTTCCTCCTGTTTCTTGTCGTACTCCTCGTCCATGCGTTCGGTCTCGGCATCGTATTGTTCCTGAGTCATCAGCCCGGCATCGAGCCTGTTCTCCATGGATTTTTTGCGTTCGTCCTGGTTCTTTTTGAACTTTTTGAGCGAGGCATTCTCCTTTGCCGTCATCATTTTGTCGTAGCCTGAATATAGGGTCATCGCCATGTCGGCAGCCTCTGCGGCAGCCGTCAGGGCCATTTTCAGTTCGTCGGCCCCGGCCTTGCCGCTGGATATGTTTTCGAAGAACAGGCCCCAGTCATCCTGAGAGAACCCCAGGATGTCGCCCTGCCTGGTCGTGAACGAGTATCCCAGCTCCTTTACGGCATCCTTCGCCGCGGCGAGTTTGGCCGTGATGGTGTCGATCATTTCTTGGAGCTGCCGTTTTTCTTCGTCGCTCAGCAGTTCAGAATCGAGGTCTATCGATTTGAGAAGTCCTTCGGCCGTAGGAATGTCGATCTGTCCTTCGGAGAAAAGCGTCTGGACCTTTGTCAACATTTCGGTATAGTATTCGGTGTCGAAAGCTTTCAGTTCTTCGATCTGCTGTTTCTTGATCTTTTTGCGCTGTGCGGCGGTGAGCGTCGCTAAGGATAGTTCCTCTTTCTGCTGGTTTACCATCAGGTCCCGCTCCTGTTTGTAGCGATTCTCCTCGGTTTTCAGGGCATCAAGGGCCTGTTTGAGTTTTATCTCCGTGAGCTTGCGTGCATGGCTTCGGGCGAGTTGCTCGAGCATGGCCGTGTTCCCGGCATACTTTTTCTGCTGCTGGGCATAGAGCGCCTCCTCTTTTTCGACGGGATCGGTAATGCTGTCGATGCGTTGTTTCTCGATCTCTTCGAGGTCTTTTTGTTCCTGTTTCTTCTGTTGCAGGAGCAGGGTGGTGAGCTGCTCCTCGACTTTGAGGCGCTCCTTGCCTTTCAGTTCTCCGGAATTGAGACGCCTGTTCAGGGAATCGATGTTGAGTTGCAGGAGCTGGTCGTTGTACTCCTTTTCGGTGGCGATCTCCCCGTCGAGGAATCTCTTTCGGAGAGCAATGCGCTCGGCGATCTCCTTCTCGTCGAGATTTTTGTAAGCGGCCGCCGCCGCGGCTTGCTGCGCCTGCTTTTCCTGACGGAGTCTCTCCTCTTCTTCGCGCTGTTTCTTTTCTTCTTCCGCGGCGGCTTTCTCAGCCTCGCGCCGCTCGTTCTGGGCCGAGATCATCTCCTCCAGTTCCTGGCCGTTCAGGCGTTTAAGCTGTGCCAGGGCACCCTGTCGGATTTCTTGGGCATGGGCGATATTTCGCTGGAGTGCTGCTACTTCTTCGGAAGTCAAATCGCGTATGCGCCCAATATCACCGCCGAGCGAACCTCCTGTATAAGTAGTTCCTCTTTCGATTTGCGACTGAGCGTTCTCAATAATCTGCTGTTGTTTCTCCACCTCTTTTTCGAGGTCCTTGATCGAATCGGCATAGATGTATTTCAGACGGGCACGTTCGGATTCGAGAAACTGGTTTATTTTTGCCGTGTTGACCTCTATGGCGTTGCCGTATTCATCGACAGCGCTGATTGCCCCGGGGTAGGCATCGGCGAGTTCTTTGGTGACGGTTTTGAGCCGCTCGTGTTCGTCGGCATTCAGCTCGGTTTTGCTGCGGAGCGTTTCGTACTCCGAGACCAGCGGAGGGATGGTGCTTTCCAACGTGGCCACCCTGTCGAGCTGCTGGTCGAACTGGTCTATGAGGGATTCGCTGGGCCCGATCAGTTTGGTGACGCCTTCGATCAGCCCGGTGATCCCGTCGATTACGGCCTTTATGAATCCCTTGCTGTTGTAGAAGGAGAGCATCAGTCCCTCCCATGCGCTCTGCAAGAGTTTTACAGACCCTTCGACAGAGTCCAGCCTCTCTTCCTGTATGCGTTTGAGTTCTCCATCGACATCTTGCAGGCTGTCGCGGAGTTCTCCCATCGAACCGGCTCCCCGCAGGAACGTGTTGAACGCCGCCACGCTGCGCTTGTCGGTCAGGTCGAGTGTTTTGGCAAGGTCGATACCTTTGGCGTCGAGTCGCTGGAGGCCGTCGATCAGGTCCGGCAGGGAGCGTATGGGCTGGCCGAGTTCCTTGGCGAGCTTCCCGTTTGCATCGGCGAGGTTGAGCAGGATGTTGCGGGTTGCCGTCGCGGCGCTCGATGCGTCGAAGCCGCTGTTCGCAAGGGTTCCGAGCAGGGCGATGGTATCCTTAACGTCGAACCGGAACGTTTTGGCCACCGGCCCGACGATCGACATGGCGGTTTGCAGATACTCGAACGAGAGGGCGGACTTGTTGCACCCTACGGCCATTGTCGCCAATACGTCATCCGTCTCGGATACATCCTTGTCGAAGGCCCGAAGCGTTGCGCCGGCCAGCGCCGCGGCTTCCGGAAGATCTGCTCCGACTGCCGTGGCGAACTGCAACACGGGTTTTGTCATTTGCAGTATTTGCGGCTGGTTGAAGCCCAGCTTGGCCAGTTCGGTTTGCAGGTTCGTGACCTGGGATGCGGTGTATTCGGTCGTCCGTCCGAGTTCCAACGCTGATTTGGTGAGCCCCGTCATTTGGGAGACATGGACGCCGAGGATCGTCGAGAGATTCACGTTCGCCTGCTCGAACTCCCGGATTTTGTTGATCCCGCCGGTGAAGAGACTGAAGATGCCTTTGATGGCGTTGTAGTAGACGAACAGTTTTCCGACGGCAGCCTCTATTTTCCCGAATCCCAGTTTGTCGAATGCGCCCTGCATCCCTTGGGAGGCTCCGGTCAATTCGCGTAGCCGGTTCTTTGTGGTTTGCAGTTCTGCGTTCAGTTTTTTCCACCTGGCATCCTGCGGGTCCATCTGGCTCAGTTCCCGGGAAAGGTTCCTTACATGCTTGCGGAGTTCCCCGATGGTCATCGTATTGACATTCATCTGCCGGGTCAGCGTGTCGAGCCGCTGCTTAGCCTTGTCGGCGGATGCGGTCTGGCTGTCCAGCCGCTTTTTGAGATTGTCGTACTGGACGGTGTTCTGTTTGCCCTGGCGCTCCAACTCCGCCATCTCGGCGCGCGTCTTCCTGATGCTCTCCTGCCAGTCGTTGAAGGCGTCTTCGGCCTCCTTGATCTTTTTGCGGCCGTCGTCGCCGTTTACGATGATATTCAGCCGGAGGTCTTCCTCTCTGATTTTCGAAGCCATTACTGCGGGTTTTGTTCGTTAAACTGTGCTTTGATACGCTGGGCCACTTCGTCGGTGAAACCGTACAGGAGTTTGTATTCGATGTTGGCGAGGGTGTATTCGATGAACCGGTTGTGGATCTTGCGGTTCTGGCGAATTGTCCGGCGGCCCCGTTGCACGGCCTTCATGTCGAGGAACCGCTCGTAAATTTTATGGGTGAAGGCCAGTTTGCCGGAGAACTCGTCGCCGGAGGATACGTCGATCCTTCGTTGTGCGAAAAGGTTTCCGGAATGCGCATTCGTCTTTTCGCGGATGGCATTGCCCTGATAATACAGCAGGCGGTCCCCCTGTTTGGCGAGGACCTCCCGGACGAAGTGTTGCTCGACGAGTGAAGGCATGGCGGTTATTTTGGAACAAATGTAGCCGGCCATGCCCCCGTCGGAAAGGACAAAACGGGAGATGAAAAAGCCCCGCGGGGAGCGGGGCCGCGGAGGTTGTGGTGGTTTTCATAACATTGAGATTTAGCAATAAAAAACTGCGTTACGAGTTGCTCGGCTCTCAATGCAGGCCGTCGGGCGTTTCCGCTACCGAACTCGACGCAGTTAAATTTAATAATATACGGGTACAAAAAAAGCCGAAATAATTCGGCGGCATTATACCGCATTGAGATTTAGCACTACAAATATAGTGAACTTTTCGGAAGATGCAAAAAAAAACGTGACGAAATGTCACGCTTTAGGGAACAATAGAAAGGGGGCTCTATTGCGATCACATCTGTAATCCAGGTGCGTCGGCGATCCACAGTAAGGATAGCCCGTTCATAATTGAACGTCAATATATAATTTCCCGCCCAATCCGCGCTCTACAATATCGAACAACGTTTTGAGCGTAATGTTCTCACCGTCGTTTTCGACCTTGGAAATGAACGTGCGCTTTTTGTCGATTCGGTCGGCCAGTTGTGCCTGAGTCATCTCTTTTTGTTCCCGTGCCGTTCGGATTTTCAGCCCGATCCGCAATGCGTCGAGATCGCGTTCGATACGGTCGCGTTCTGGCGTGCCTGCCTCACCGTAATACTGATTCTTGATCTGATTTAATGTTTTTGTCCTCATTTTCGGTTTCGGGTATAAATCCGTTTTCAGACAGTCGAATGAACGCTCGAACGATATTATCGAAATCCGGATTATTTTCATGTATTAGCAAGGATGAATAGATGTCGTAATATTCAGACCTATATTGTTTGTCCACCTTGCAAATCGCTGTGTCGTGCAGACGGGTATACCATTGTTGAAATAGCCTGTTTCTACCTTTTTCCCGATGATCTGTGTTGTCGCAGACAATCACGACGGCATTATTGTTGTTTTTGAAAATCTCTCCGATTATCGCGCAGATTGTATCTGCAATTCTGTCATCTTGCGGAATATTTGCTTCTACTCGGGTGTCGAAATTGAATGTGTATACGTTCTCGAAAAGGTCGTCATATGCGGTCATATCGAGGAAATACGCAACATATACAACACCAGCCTTTGTTGTAAATTCGTATGTTAATTCACCGCAGAGTTTGTAGCTATAAGGGTGTAATGAATCGTACATGGCGTTCTTTGGCAATTTTTTTCAAATCGCCACCTTCACGAATGCACTTGTGGATAGCCTTTTTGTCTTCCACCATTTTTTCCAAAATGCTGGTCGGTTTGGTTTTCTCGGTTTTCATTGTGGATTTGCTTTATATTTCATAACGCGAAAGTAATTTATAAATTACATTTGTGCAAGTATTTTGCCGGAAAAACAAAAACGCCCCGATTTTTTCGGGGCGGATATGAAATCGCGGGGAAACCTATCGGATCGTTATGGTCGCGCACCACCCGTTCCAGCCCCCGAAAACGTTGTATTCGGGAGTCACAACGATCTGCTCGATTTGCATTCCTGCCAGATAGGGGCATGCCCCGTTGTCCGATTCGCGTATCGCCCTGCGAAATGCTTCGAGTGTCGCCGTCATCAGGCCGTGCAGCCGCAGATATTCGTCTATATCCACGATTTTACCGGAGGCCATCCCGGCGCCTTTCGAGAGTATCCAAACGATGACGGCGTTCTCTTCGTAGTGAACGTCCACATTCTCCATGTCGATCTTCGCCCCCGGGAGCGTCATGATCATCTGTGCTTCCGTTATGGCGGCGTTCCCGAGAATCTTGGTCGCAGAACTTTCGTCTACAACGGCATTTGCCTCCCGAATTCCGGGAATCCGGAGTGCGGCGAGGAATCGGATGAGTTTAGCGGTGTTTGCGAGCAGCAGCATCGTTTCGTTTTTTATAGTGGTATAATAGGGAAAGGATTTCGATCATCCCCTGCCGATCGGTCTCTTCGATACTTCCGAAGATTCGTTTCTCTGCCAAGTCGTAAAGCAGGGTAATCCACCCGGGAGAGTCCCCGTCTTTCTCGGATGTGTCGGAACTGAACAGTTCGGCGAAGGAGATCTCCTGGCTGCCGATGACGAAGCGGCCGGTCTGCATGTACCTCACGCATGCGGAGAACCAGAGCAGCACGAGTTGTTTCTGCCACGGCTTGAAGCGGCGGCAGAGGTTGGCGTACCGGTCGAGCGTATCGGGCGAGTAGGGGACGACGCGGCGGCCGGAGGGCTGGATCGGGCCGGCCGGCCGGTAGAGACATGCGAGCATCCGGTCGAGATGGTGCTCGTCGTTGGTTTGCAGATAGAGCTGCATTTCGTCCGATGCCCCGCGGAACTCTGCGAACGAAATATCCAGCAGAGCCTCCGCCGGGCCGAAGAGCCTTCGCCAGCCGGTGCGCACCGAAGGCCAGAAGTTGCGCACGGAGTCGAACCGGATCTGATAACCGTCGGATGTTTTTTCCAGAATGCCGCCGAGAAGTTGATCGCAGAGGAGAGCGACCTGTTCGGCCCGTCGTTCGCGCTGCGCCGGCGTCTCGGGATGCCATGCCGTTCGGATCGCACTCCGGAGTGTCCGGCGGATTCCGCACAGTTTGTACAGAACCCTCACCCGGAACTCGTCGATGGACATAAGCCCCGCACGATGTTTCGCCAGGCATTGCATGATGTAGACGACCTGACGGCCGGTCATCTCGTCGTACGTCGCCGGGATGTCGATTTTGATACCCCGGCCGGGAATTTCGAGTGTGTTCATCCGGCGGTGAAGTATTTGTTTCGGGGATCGTTCTCGGGCAGCGGATCATATTGGGCAGCAACGTTGCGCCGCTTGGTTACGGCCTTTTGGAGCTCGGTGAGGGCATCCGTGGTTTCTTCTTCGAGCGTGCGCAGCAGGTATCGTGTTGTCAGGATGTCGGCCGGTTCATTCGCTTTTCCTCCTTGGAAGGATGCCGAGAAGCGGCGCACGACTGCGTCCGGAAGGATTTGCACCGACATCCGCTTTACGGCGGTCTGCACCGCATAGAGCGGTATGCACTTCTTTGCGGCTGCGGCGATCTCCTCGAGGTTGTCCTCAGCAGTATCCCCTGCGAGAATCTTCCGGAAGTTTTCCTCCCCGATGACCCGCACGATCTTCCGCTCCTGGCATTCGATCATGAAGGGCGTGAGCAGATAGAACGTGTGGTAGGAGTTTTCGATCGGGAATACCTCCTGGAATTCATCCAGCGAACGCACGAGGGATGCTTTGAGCCGTTTGAGCACCGGAGCCTGCTGCCATTCCGGGATGTCGTTTTCCTCGAAGAGACGGTACATGGCATCCAGCAGCCGGTGATAACGGTCGAGCAGGGCCCGGTCGTCCATTTCGATCTGCCAGCGCCACGGGATAGACTCGTTTTCCTTGTCGAGTTTCACTTTGCGTCCCTCGTCCTCATGGCCTACGGTGTTCTGCTGATAGAAGCGGTAGACGGCCAGCGCTGCGACCGGAAGTCGGACCGCACGGGCTATCAGCGCTTCGGGGTTGGAGCCGGAAGTTTCGAATGCCGGAGAATTATAGTAGGTTTCGACCCGCGCGAAGAGCTCGCTGCCGATCATGCGGCGAATGTCCGCCTCCGCCAGCGCGATCTCCGTGGCGATTACGGAGTAGCGGTTGGTCTGGTAATAAATGCCCAGCAATTCCTGAAGTTCGGCCGGACCGTCGTTGTCTTTGTTGAAAAGCATGGCATCAGTTGTTTTTCATACGTTCGGATTCGGAGATTCCTTCCTCGGACATGACTACTGCATGGTAAAACCCGAGCTGGTAGCGGGTTCCGGGGAAGTTGTAGGCGATAGCCTGGTTGATGGGACCGAGAATTACCCGCTCGGGGATGCGCGTGTCGAAATGCAGGAACACCTTGAGGGCGTAGAGCATTTCGGAGCCGCTGGCGAGTTTGCCGTTCACCATGATGTTCGTCAGCGAGGGGTGGAGTGCCATGCCTGAAGTAATCGCCGAGGATGCTGCCTCGCTGATCTTGAGCTGCGCCTCCACGAAATCCTTGATCTTCTGGTCTACGGGCTCGATCTTCCATGTGATGAGATTGTGGTCGTCATCATAGGAGTCGATGGACTCGAAGAATTTCCCGGCGTTCTGTTTCCCGGAGAGGGTTTCGGTCAGTGCGTCGAGGATCTTCTTTTTGGCCTGTTTGTAGCGGGCTTCGATCTCCTCGGGCTGCTCTTCGGGATACTTTTCCCGAAGTTTTTCTTCGATCCGGTCCCAGTATCCCTGCGGGGAGTGTACGTGATAAGCCAGATTCAATCCGTTTTCGGTTACATGCCGGAAGATCATCGGGATGTCCGAACCGCGGAGAATCCAGCGGATGGCACCCATGAATCCGGGCGTAGCGTAGAAATTGCGTCCGAAAGCATAGGTGTAGTTGTAGGATGCCGAAATAGGGTAGCGGCCCGGATCGGTCGGATCGAATACGGGATAGCTCCGCAGTCCGGAATTCACACAAGCCGTTTCGAAATCCCCGACGAGGATGTGCCGCACGTCGTCGATATTGCGGGAGTCGGCCCATTCGAGGCGGGCGTCTTTTGCGCTGACGAACTCCAGTCGGGCGATGCGGCGGCCGTGTCCCGGCAGGCGGTATCCGCGTTCGAGGGGATGGATGGCGAAGAACCCGCCTGTATGGAGATAGTCCGTCGCGGCCTGGTCGATGAAACGATCGTAGTCCCAGGATCGGAGCCATGCGGAGATGTTCGGATCATCGACCCAGCGGCGTGTGATCTTGCCGCCGTCGAAGGCGTTTTCGTAGAGAAATGCTCCCTGCCCGGTCAGCAGGTTCTGTTTGCGGTGGAGTACCCCCGGAGCGAGGTTGTTGCGGGCCATGATGTCACGGATCATCACGGGAAAGTCGTTGTTGATGCCGTAGGGGACGATCTTGTAACCACGCATGGTCTGATAGGTTTGCTCCCAGTTGCCTCCGCCGTCGGCCGCCATGTCGAAGATGTAGCTGTCGAGACTGCTTCGGGGGCTGGTCGAGAGCGATATGGCCTGACCTCCGAAGTCGAGGATAGCGGCCGAATCGGAGAGATGTCGGATTTTCGGTTTCTTGCCGATTGTAAAACTACTTTCTGTCCGTTGAAGATCATCAGGAGCGGCCGGTAAAACCGGCGGGCTTCTCCGGTGTCGAGGTCCACGTACTCCTCGAGCAGTTCGGCGAAGCGGTTCCCGTCGGCATGAGGCCGCGGGCGGAGTCGGGCATGCCGCACATCCACGATCCCGCGGCTCTCCTGTGTCGATGTGGAACACGACATGAAAGAAAAGGAGAACGGCTCTTGACGATCCGAGAGTTCCCGCATTTGTTTGATGGCTGCATACAGATCCATGACGCAAAAATACCTGCTATTTGGCGGGGTGAAAGGACAAAAGATGTCCGGAAAAGTATGACGGAATGGGGCGGGCGGATGAATTTCAGTACGCAATAAAAAAGCGCGACTGATTGTCACGCTTTGGGGTATAAATTCATGGGCAAGATTATTGCTTATCCATTTTCGAGTGTTTGAATCCTATTGGTCGGGTCTGTTTGCTGTTCTGCGGAATTTTAATCGAGAGGGCCGCGATAGCTTGGTAAATATTGTCGAGTTCTTGGCGCATATCTTCCGACAAGTCGCTGACCGCTTCGGCATTGTCCTTGCCCGTCTGCTCCAACAATGCAAGTTTCGCCCGCATTTCGGCCAGTTCTGCTGTGATTTGGGTTGTTGTGGTGATGTAGTTGCGCATTGCTACGAAAGCATCTATAATCAAGATACTCACTTGTATCGCGGTAGGACTTCGCAATACGGCAGATAACATTGATACCCCTTGCTCGGTAAATGCGTATGGAAGATAACGGGTTCCGCCGTGTGCTCTTGAGGCAGGCGCGGTGGAACGTCCGGCAGGACTGGAAACGCATCCTGGGGCTTTCGGC